TCGTTGTGGTATTTTCCGTTTGTTCTGTCTCTTGTTCCCCAATCTTTTGCGGGTTCTTTGATTGCTTCATTATTGTAGTAATACTTCTTGTTTTTACTGAATAAAAATATATATTCGTGTGCTTTAGTACACCTATCCCTCACACTTTCTGGCATAGGGTTAGGTTTATGCCAAATAATATCTTGTCTAAGATACCATCCATCTGCTCTCATTGCGAAGGCAAAGAGCCAGGGGATTCCAATAAGGTCTTTTTCCTTGAGTCCTGAGATTCTATTTCCTCTACGAGGACACACATCTGGTAAGTCTTGTTTAGTATTTGAGACACTTTGTTTTGGAAGTCCTTGTCCTTTTCCTGGTCTGTAGTTATAGTAACTATCGCCAAGATTAACCCAACAAGTTCCATCATCTGTGAGCACATTTCGCACCTCCTTGAATACGTTTACTAATTGATCAATATATTCTTCTGGAGTCTCTTCCAATCCGATTTGATCATCTTGTCTTATTGCACCACACTTAGGGCAAACAGTTTTGTATATTGCATCCCCTACCCCTGCCATCTTATCATGATTTTTATGACCAGTAATACAATTACTAGGATTAACTTTTGAGTCTCTCATATGATTGCAATTTGGATCTCCTCCTATCCAAGTAGCAGTTCCATAATCACGTAAACCAAAATAAGGTGGAGATGTAACACACATCCTTGCAGGTTCGTCAAATTGTTTGAGTGTCTCTCGACAATCTCCAAATAAAATAGTGTCTCTCATCCGTATAAATGTACGTTATAATGTTTGCGAACTGGTGGATACTTGGGTTTAGGTTTGACCCTAACCACTTTGAGTATCCTGAGTAGTGTGTCTGTTTTCATTAAGTTAACCCCATAGCGATTTTCATAAATTGAAACTGAGGATCAAACCCCATAATAATTTTACTGATTCCTATTGTCAATAGGAATGCAAACATAATTACAACATCCCACATTTTATTTTTTATATAAAATGGTAATGCAAGTGATTCAAAGATTACATTAAGCATAGCACCAAAAAAAGTACTTACATGTAATGTAACAAAGTATCCTAGTATTATACCATATGTGCCTATCATTCGAGCAACAACAATTAATCTGTTTGTTTTCATGATCTGATAACTGAGGTAGCTGCCTGTCCTTTGTTGAATACAGTATCTACAACTGCTTCAACCTTTCTTGCGGTTGAAATACCAACCTTAGAGTAAACTGGAACACATACAAGACCATAAACCTTGTCCTCTGCACCCTTACGGATTACTCTACCAATAGTCTGACTAATACCAATGTAATCCATAGATCTCATAAACAATACTGCCTCAAGACCTTTTACATTGATACCCTCTGAGAGGATGCTGTGATGGAGTACAACAAACTTTGTACCATCTACACCCCACTCGTTAAGTGTGGTAAAGAACTCTTCTCTACTAACCTTCTTACCATTAACAAAAGCACCTGTCTTAGAAGTAATAAACATCCAGTTGTATCCACGTACTTGTAGATCTACAACAAAAGGAGTTTGAGATATCAGGTTAGTAATCTGCTTTGTAGACTTTGCACATATCAATACTTTGTCCTTCTGAATGTTATCAAGAGCATTGATCATTTGATCGCAATCAGCATCTACAACCAACTCGTCCTTCTCTAGTATTCTTGTCTTGTATACTGCAACCTTTGGTGGTAAGATATGTCCTTCCTCCACTAACTTAGGTGCAGGTACTTGACAAATAACATTACCAAAGATAGCAGGATTGTTCATACCTACCTTAAGAGGTGTAAGAGAATGCTTTGGTGTAGCAGTAAAGAAGTATGCTCTTGCTGAATGTGTTGAGAAGTGCTCAACTGCTTCAACAAAGTTCTTCTGAACTCCATTGTGTGCTTCATCAAAGTAAATGGTATCTACATGAATCTCAGACTCCACGACTTTATGGAGAGAATGATATGTTGTGAATATTATCTGATTGAATGCACATTTCTTTGCTGACCAAACAGATATACGAGTTGAATCAGTTGTAGAGTAATACTTTGTCTCTCCACTATGAACGTGCAGTACATCATCAGGATCAATATCAATCATTTCACGGAACTCTGAGCATAACTGCTTTGCAAGTAATATACGTGGTGCAACTACTACAATAGTCTGAGGAGCACTCTTGAACTGATATATCGCATCTTCTATCATGCACATTGTTTTACCACCACCAGTAGGAACAATAACCTGCCCCTTAGTGTTAGATTGCATAGCAACTAAAGAATCAATTTGATGTGGACGTAACTGCATAGGTTTCCTGTTCATATACCTATTATAATGGTAAAACTGCTAGACTTCTACTCTTAGAGGACACTTTCTTGGGTGGCACATCTAACTCTTCCATAATTATTTGTTTTGGTAGGAAGTTGTAGCAGTAATAACTACTGCTGAAT